TTAAAATGAACTGTAAATCCTGTTCCAGATACGTTAGTTAGTTCAAAATAATCTCCTGTTGCCATATTTTGTGGAGAGATAATAACGGCAGGAAGAAAATTATTTAAATTACCTAAAGCAGATGTTCCTACAAAAAAAGAATTAGTAAATGTTACATTTTTAGCTCCCGATCCAGACGCTATAACTGATGATTGTTCAGTTCTTGAAGGCATTGTTGCTGTATATCCTAGCTGTTGTAAAAGCATATTTTGAGCAGCATCGGTAGTTTCTAATGTCGCTCTAAACTGAAATCCTCTGCCTTTAAAAGTTCCATTAGTTAATTCGTTAAAATCTGAGTAAGAACTCATATCTGTAGAAGTTCGTACCGCTAGTTTTGCATTAGCTCTTTCAGCAGAATCTCCATCCCAATCATCAAAACTATCAACAAGTCCAACTCTGTCATCCCATAAAGCAGAAGGGAAATAACCAGCACCTTGAAAATGTCTTTTAAGTGTCAATGAAAATACACTACCGAGATCAAGAGTCTGTGCAAAATCATACGTTCCTGTTTTTTTAGTAGCTGGACTTGTAATTGTAGTACTTACTAAATTAAGACCACCTCTTGATACGTCAAATTGAGTATTGTTAAATAAACTGCTTGTTGTGTTATTAAATGGAGGAGAATCGTTGTCCTCTCTATCAGTTTTTACAGTAATTGAATCTACAATATCTACTAAAGATAAACTCACACTTGCTGCATTTGCACTAAACCTACCGCCATCATCTTGAAATTTAAGAAGATATGTTCCAGCTAAAGCAGGAGCTATAACTTCTGTGGCATTACCAGCAACAGCTTCAATGATGTCTTGAGCACCTTGAAAAGTTGCTGAACCTCCTGTCTGATTGCTGTGCCTAACATAGACTCGACCACCATGTAAAACATCAATAGCAGTAGCTTGGGCAAATCTAAGCCTCACAAACTGTTCATTAATTGGTTCGATAGTAAGTCCTGATACATCCTCTGGTAATGCTGTTTTACCTTGAGCAGAAAATGTTTGTGTTGTTGGATTTGTAGATAAAATTAAAGCAGCATTGTAAGAAAAGACTTGAAATGTATATTCACCTACTGGTGTATCTAGTAGCTCAAAATCAGAACTAAATACAACTTGTGAAACATAATTACCATTTTCAAATTTATAATTTACTAAGTACTGAGTAACTCCCACGACAGGTTGCCAATCTACAATTAATTTACTCCTTGCAATGTTATTTATAACTATTGTTTTTTCAGTAATAGTAAGGTTGCTTGGAGGACTTGCTGGTTGACTTAATAAAGATATAGTTCGTGTTGGAAGTGCAGTTCCATTTTCAATAAACGCATATTTACCCTCTACATAAGATAAACCTGTAATTACATAGTTAATGTCATCTTGCTCTTCTACTTGTATAACTCTAAATAACTGAGTTTGTAATGTAGTACTAGATATTAAATAAGGAGCATTTATATTTGGTGCTGAAGAAAAAGCTGAACTTACAGTTAAGACTGCACCTGATATTGCTGATATAGTCTTAGACTCTACAGTTCCATCAGCAAGAATTACACTTAATATTGGATTATCTGTTAAAGAAGGTAAAGTAGTTTGAGCTTCAGCATCAATAGTGATTGCAGTGGTTGTAGCAGATACCACACGACCACCTCTTCTAGCTCCTGCCCTTACTGGATCGTTTATTTCAATAACAGAACCAGGTCTGACAACAATTCCTGCATCTATTGAAGTGGAAAATGTAACAGTTTCAGATTCATTTTGTTCAGCAAAGAGGATTGCTCGGCCCAATCTTGCAGCCTGATTACGAGAAGTACAGGCAAACGCTTTTACCTGTTTTACTATTGTTCCAAGTTTTGATATAGCTGTTGCATCTTCTACTACTTCAAAATCTACTTCTTTAGAATCCATATTGAAGTAACTAACAGAAATAACGCTATGTCTAGTTTTTAAACTGCTTCCTGAGTATGCAAATCCACCTTCTCCTACGTTGGCTAGATTAAACAAATAACTTGCTGTAGTTTCTTTATCTTGAGATATGGTTATAGAACCAGCAGACCATATTGGCATACATCTCATGACACCAGCTAGGTCATTTATTGCTGCAAATGCTTCTTTAGGACTTTGAATATTTACATTGCAACTAAATCTTGCCTCTTGTCCTCCTTGCCCATCATCAACTTCTGTATTGGCATATTTACTCGCAGCTACAAAACTAAATAAATCTAAATTGTTATCAGTAACATGGTTTCCTAATCCATATCTAGTGTTTGTAAGTAAATCTAATAAACACATGGCAGGGCAGTTTGTATAAACAGCAGCACCCATAACTCCGTTAAATATGTAACCAGGTGGGTAATCTATTCTTCCAGTTTGTATATCAACTTGTGGCGTACCAGAATTGTTAGCTCCTGCTCCTGGTATTCTTACTTTAATGCCTCTAATACGAAATTTTCTTGTGGGAATACGACTAAATTGTTTACTATCTAATCGAAGAGCTACATAGGCACTATTAGCATAAGTTGAATTGTTATCTATGACTTCTTGAAAACTGGTAAATTGGAAAGCATTTACTCTGTTTGAACTTGAACTATCTGCTGTTACACGAATAACCCTAACATCTACTGTTGTATAACCAGATGTTAGTTCTATCCTATGATCTCTGGCGTAAGCATCAGCAGTTCTACCAGATACTTGTGCTGTTCCTGCTGTGCCTCCAATTTTATCTACAAAACCACCTGAGTCATGTTGAATTTGTATTTTATATTCAACAGTATCTCCTCTAACATCTCCATCATCTTCTAAAACTTGTATCTGAGGCCAAGTTAAAGTAACAATTACTGCATCAACATTTGTGTTTGAAATTTGCCTTGTTACTGAACCTGTAATACCTCCACTATCAGTTCCATCGGCATTAACAGCGTTAACTCCAACAGAAGTTGGTGATCTGCTTTCAGCAGGAATACCACTCATGGCAGTTTGGTTTGACGTTCCAAACTTTGACTTAAAAGTTACATCTTGAAAATTAAAATCAGTATCGGCAGGACTACTGTTTGAGGCACTTGCATTTAATATTGGGGTATCGTCAAGAAAAACATCTTTTAAACTTGCGTTATCGTAATCAGTAGTTCCTTTATTAAGCTCTGCTTTTGATGCACTAGCAAAACCTTCTATCTCTCCTTCGGAAATTAAATCCTGAACAGTAGCAAAACTTCTACTATGTAAAGTATCAGGAGCACGATAAGGAGTTGGGGGTGGTGGAGGTGAACCTCCAGATCCTCTAATAAGTTTTGTTTTGTCTGTCATGCTTCTACCTGATTAGTGTCAATCGCTGCACTTATTACAACACTTCCTGTAATTATTTCACCATAAACTATCGGAACGGGAGTGCCTGCTCTTGATGTATTTTGAACTCCACTAAAACTAAAAGATAATTGTGGATCTTCTTCCGAATTAAATTTTTGCGGTTCTGGTAAAGGAAATAACATTTCACTTACACCCATTAAAAGTAGTCCTACTCCAATGTTTCCTAACGTAGCGGTTATACTAAACGCTCCAGATGCGGTAGCAAATCCTCCTCCTAAACCTCCTGGCCCAAGTCCAAAACCCACAGCAGGGTTAGCTATTGCTAAACCTATCAAAGCTGCTCCTAATAATACTTTTCCAAGACCTTTTCCAGCACCGCTAATAACAGGAATAAAATGAATATCTTGTTTACCTACTGGATAATCAATTTCGTCTTTATCTATAGCATAATTACCAACCTTTACTTGATAGTATTTTGGACTCATGTAAGCCTCTACACCTGGAAAATTATGTATTAAAAAACTTACAGCTTTACCTACTGTCTCGGCTTTTATCTCGAACTCTTTATGTCCGATAAATTCTGCTAATTGTCCATATAGCTTTAATTTACGAAGCATAGCGATACCTCTTTCCTGTACATTTTAACAACCATTCAGAGTAAGGCTCTCTACAAGATAGTCTATCGGTTAAATGATGAATAACATCTCCTTCAAAAAATAATGCTACATGATTTAAAGTTGGATGAAGAATACTCATAAGCAATACATCTCCATCTTTTAATTTTTCTTCTGGTCTTAATTCCCTAAAATTAGTTCTCCAAGCACAAGCCTCAAACAAAGGTTTGTTGTTAAATTCTTCTAATGTTGTAGGTCTCTTCCAATCTCTAAGTTCAATGTTCTTTTCTTCTTTATACCAATCTCTTACTAAACTCCAACAGTCTGTTATACCCCATACCCATTGACGACCCAATAATGGTGGCTTGTATCCGCAGGGTTCCAAATATGCCCATTGTTCTGTTTTTGGATTAACAATATACCAAGGTAAATTACTATCTTCGCAGCTAATTTTGTCTGCCTGACTTGGATTAGGGGGAGTGATGGGGTGACTATGAACGACACCAACAATTTCTCCTGTATTGTCCGCTTTTACATAATCTTCTGGGTCAATAATAAAACATTGATGTTCCGTCATTGAAAGATTACGACAAGGATAATAACGCTCTTTACCTTTTATGTTTAAAAGTAAACCACAGGATTCCTTCGGATCTTCTCGTTGAGCATGAAGTAGTGCTTTATATTTCCAAGTCATTGAACAAATGTACCAATAGAAGGGAAAAGGGATCTAGTTGCTTGACGACCTGGAATCCTAACTCCAGCAAGATCAGTAGGTGCTGCTAACTCAAATTCAACCACTTCTCTAGTTTCTGTCGCTTTACGATCTATTGCATACTTTTCTTGTGGAAACTCTGCGTTTGGATCAGGAGTTCCAAATGGATTTGTATTTCCTGGAAAATTTACAGCATCAATAAATTTAGCTAATGTTCTAATTCTAATAACTGTAGCTCCTGTTAAATCGTTGCCAGTTGTTGTTTCGTTTACAGTTAAAAGAATTGCAGAAATTAATCCTGTAGCATTACTGATAATTATTTTTGGTCTTGGTAATTGGCCTTTTTGAAAAGCAAAACCTGTTGCCTGTACTGGAAACCTAAGATAAGCATTACCATCCCAAACTATTTGACCATTAGCATTAAGATTACTACCAGCATGAAATCTATATATGGTATTTGCACCATGTAATGTGGTGTCTAATTGAAGAGTAAATAATTCAATAATTGACGATGGGTTTATTGATTGTAAATCGCTAAATACTTTTGAATTTACTGACATTATGCTGGTTCAAATACTTGTCTAAAGGTAGCTTGAATAGTTGCTCTATTAAGATATGGAATTGATTTAGACCATCCTTCACAAACAAACTCAAAAGATGAACTTTCTCCTGGTGGAGTAAAGGTAAAACTATCACTATCATTTGCTCTAGCATCTAAAAAAGTTTCTATTGTATCCGCATCTGTTTCTGATACTTCAAAAGTAAGGTTAAATATTTTTGGATTTTGATGTTGTGCAAGACCAAATAATATTCTGTGTTCATAGCCATCAGCGAAGCGGATAGTGCGAGTTAACGGTGCAGATCTTTTTTGTTGGCCGTATGTAGGCTGAATTGAGGGAAACGTAGCCATTATGCAAGTAATCCTCCTGGTCTTTTCTGTTGTAATATTTCAGATTGTACTGCAACTGAGATAAGACGACCAAGTTCTCTACCTTGTTGTTCATCTCCTTCAACATTAGATCCAGAGGCGTCTACATTTACAACTATATTTG